TGTCTTTTAGGACAAATAAGTTCCATTTTTACCTCACTTTTGCTAAGAAATCTAGGGTTGTATGATAGTTTGTAGCGTCTCTTTTTTGAACAAGAAGCGGAGCTTCGTTGCCCAAATTCATCTTCAGCCAGTCTTTTTCCGTACCCGTTGCGCCGCCAAGGCCTGCAAAAAGTTTTGCGCCATCGGTAGCGAGGCTTGTAATCGGGTTTACTTCTGCATCATTGCTACTACCCGCTGTATCTCGGTAGTAGTTTATGGAGCCAGTCTTTTTATCAATGCGATAAATCGCATGGTTATCAGAATCAGATGTTAGCGTAGCCAAATAAAGCCAGTTTTCATCGACCGTTAGGGAAGTAGGCGCATAATCTAGCTCCAAAGTCCATACCGATTCTCCAGCAAAATTTAGGCATTTTAACTGGGTAATCGTATCACCGCTTATATAGGTTTCTTCGGCGTACAAAGCAAGATAGACCGACTGCGAATCACAGCAAATAATATTTTTGGCCTTGGTTGTGCCGTCTTTTGCTTTTGGGTAGTAGTCAGATTCTTGCGATAAAATAGCTGTTCCTGAACCATTTGGGAAAATATGGAAGTTTATGCCCCTGTTTGTAATGTAATCAGCATCGCGCAAAACATATAAGCGTACGCCATCTGTACAAAGCGCAAACGGCTCGTCGTCTAATGTATCGGTTACGTTTACTGTTAAAGAACCGCCACTATCTGTACAATGAAGAACTGTATCGTTTGCTAGCGCAATAAAAACTTTGCTATCAAAAACATCGAAATCATTGATATTGTCAGCGCAAGCCTGCGTCCAGTTCCTAGTTTCGTCGGCGATTGTAAATGATGTAAGCCTGATCCCATTCGCTACATATAATTTATCCTTTGAAACCTTGATTTTGCTAATGCTTGATATGGGGCTTGCGAGCGTGTAGGTCTTTGCAACGGTCGATAAATCAGAACGGCTATATGCCTTGATTACCGTTCCTTGGCCAACAAACAAATATTGGCCGTTGGAAGCTACATAGGGGTCATCTGTAGAAGCGACTGAGTTTGACGCAACCACCGTTAAAGGTGCACTTGTTTCAAATTCGTTGACAAACCCTATCTGATCTGTATCCAAATCCGCAACAGCCTCGTTTAGCGTATCATAGCGAGGCAATCCTGGAATTTCTTCGTTGAAATAAACAACCCAGGAATAGATTGTCGTATATAGCCAGTTTAGCCAACGGTAAGGCACTGGGTAGTCGGTCGACATAAAGCCGTCCTCCTTACGCTCAGTGCTGGGTTCTGAAACATCGTCAGGATTGGGTGGGTCAGTGGCCCAAAGAGGATAGTCTTCTGGTGCTGTAGGCATTGTATCTCCTTAATCTAAAAGTACGCGGGAAAAAGCATAGGGGTCGTTGGTCGTTTCGATAACTTCAAAAACGCGACCAGCGGGTTTGATTTCGCGCATAAAAAGCGCAACTCTGTTTCTAAGTTTTTCTTTCATAAATTTTTTACGCACGATATAAAAAGTTCCGCCGCTGTCTGGTAACCAAAAGTGTTTGATGTCGCATTCGTCGCATAGAATGTCTAGAATTCTGATATATTCATCGACTGTAGAGGTGCATTTATTGGCTAAAATTCTTGCGCCGATAAATCGACGATAGTCTGTATTAGATAGGCCATCTCTCCTTTCGCCTACGATTCGACCCAAAACGTTTAACTGTTCGCCAACGGCATTTGGCAAAAAGTAACTTTGCATCACGTCAAAAACCATGTCTTCGTAAGCCTGAATTGCTGCAGCTCGCGCTTTCATCATGGCTCTAAATTTAGGCTTGCTTCTAAAAAACCAAGGAATTCGCTTTAACATCCTTGTTTCATGGTCGGGTTCGTACTGAAACCCTAGAGGAGAAATCATTTCAGCGACAGACATTACGCCTCCTCAATCGTTAGCGTTCCTAAAACAGCAATTTGAACCGCTGTAATAGAATAGGAGTCCTCGACGCCTTCTATTGTTATTGTTGCGTCCTCAATGCCTTCAATTTCACCAATTGCCGCATAAAGCTTTAAAATTCTTACGTCGTCGCCAAGATTTAGGCCATCAAAATAGGTATCGACAGCGTCCTGGATTTCATCTTCAACGTCTGTTGAATCGTATCCAGAAGCCATCGTCAAAGAAAACGCAACATCTACGGTAACCTCAGTCGCGAAATCAAAGCTAATTGTCTTTTCTTGGTCATCCGCGCCCGTAACCGTTGCGACAACGTCTGTTCCTGTTGTATTTGTGTTATAAACAAGCAAATAGATTGTTTCAGCAACTTGTTGTTTAATTTCGTCTGTCATTGTGCTTGGATACAAAATCGCGGCAATTGAATTACCATTTACGGTAATTCCTTCTATTGTTTCCGGATCTGGATTTGGATTTTCAACAACTTTTGCACCTAAAACCCCGTCAATGGCTAAAAGGTTTGCTTGTATAGATGCCGTACTTCCCCCTCCGCCAATCTGTAGCGATTCCTGGCGGCGCAATTTGAACGCCGCGTTAGTTTCTTCTTCCCTGCCTGGCGTAGCTGCTGTCAGATTTTCGACAGCAGTAATGCCATCTATAGTTGTGACAATTTCGTCAACCTCTCCGGCTAAAGCTGTAACTTCGCCCTTAACCGTACATTGAAAGGTTGCAATTTGCGTTGTTGCTGTTAAAGTCGTATCTGCCGCAATTTCCCAAACTGCTCGCCCGTCGGTACCGCCGCCCCTAACCTGGAACTCCCCCTTGCTTAAAAAAGTTCCAACGGTTCCGGTAAGCTGTACGGGTACCGTGCTGTATGTTACTGGATTTTTTGGAACACCTGTAATTAAACCTATGTTTTCAAGCATCATGCCTTGCGCGTTATTTGGGTCAAAACCGTCTACCGCCATCTGAAGCGCTTCAGACAAATCACCTAAAGCTTGCGCGTCTACGGCAAAGAAATTGCCTAAAACGGTGTCTCTTTCAACGTCTTCCAGCGTAATGCTTACCCCTTCAGCAGCCAATTCTTCAACAAAAGTTTCGTTTAAAATCGTTAAAAAATCTGCCGCTCTTGGCGCGATAAAACCTGATTCTTTTAATCCCCAGTCTGGCATCCTACCTCCTAAATCCGACAACAATTGGTTTAAAGCTTATATTTGGCCGCGTATTATCCCCAAAAGTGTACGGTTCTACACGTAATTGTACAATTTCATCCTCATCTAAGGTGATTTCCGCCGCAATTGTGATGGTTTTTGTTTCAATATCAAAAGAAATATCAAAATCAGTGATGACTTTTACGCCCTTTGTACCTGCAATTTCTTCTCTTACTTTGGCTCCAATAATGTTTAGCGGGGGCGGCCTGGTATTTAGCCAACCAAAAAAATCTAGGCCCTTGCTGGTATCTAAGGTCCACTCGCCTAAAAACGTGCTTAAACGTATTTTTAAACGCTGAATAACCACCCTGTAGTCGCTGACAAGCTGGCAAGGTAAGGCCAAATCATCGTTTTCATCCATCAATAAGTCTACGCCATACGCCATTATTCCCCCTTGACTTTAAGAGTGTAAAGAGGAGTTTCAAGTATGCCGTTTAATGCGGTAGCTGCGGTGACAACAGTTGCGTCAGCAGAACCCGTAAGTGCTGATGCAAAAGCCTTTAAAGCTACTTGTAACGCCTGCGTCATTAAACCTTGGGTTGCGGTAATCGATCCAAGTTTGACTTGCGCCCCAGCAATGACCATCGCTGTCGGGTCGACTTGGGTTTGTGGTGTTACAAATGGCCTCACGCCAGGTATGGCCACAGCATCGCTAATGTCAAATCGGCGAAAATCCTGATTTAAATTGTCAGGCGTTGCAGTTAATAGCCATTCGTCTAAACTTCTTTCAGAAAAAACCAGTAAAACGGGATCGCCTACAGTCAGCGGGTAGGTAATACTAAAACCAGTTCCTTGCGGAAATTGAACCGGTACATTCGATATGGCAGCCATCTTGTAATGGCTCACGGTTTCAGTTTCTGGGTCAAATCTGCGACCGCGAATTACAGGCTGAACAGTTGCTTTTTGTGTAGTATGGTCATAAACTAAGATTGTAGCAGGCATACAAGTATGCATCTCGTAAATTTCAGAGCGAATTGCAGCTTTCAAAATATCTTCATCTTCTGGCGTATCTGCTGGCATTATCTTGCGCTCCCTGAAACTGTTACGTAAAAAGGCGTTTCGTAGCCTGTGTTCCCCTCAAAAGACACATCTTTTGCAACGTAATAGCCGTTATATTGCTCGCTTTGAACAAAAAACAGCATTCCAGGCCTCATGCTTGGCTCCAAAAGCGCTTTGACCTCAAGACCTTTCTTTTTTGGTGTAGGACTGCCTATTAAATTCCCATTTAAACTTGAAAATGATAAAACACCGTCTAAAGATGGCTCATTGTAAGGAACAAAAAACAAAACACCGTCACGAATATACCAGTCGCAACCTTGACTCACGGCCAATCTGTCTAGAATTTTAGAGGCTGTTCCGCTTAGAGTAATACCGTTTGCATAAATAATATTGGTACTTGGCTTGATATAGCCAGGCGGTAAACCCATTTTTGTAGCAATTAGACCTAAAATTGTCGTCAAATCCGTTTGCGTTGCAAAAGAGATGTTCATCTGCGTGTCTGCATAGGCAGAACCTCCATCTTTTGCTTCAATGCTTACAACCCGCGTAACACCGTCGTATGTCATTTTTACGCCATCTTTGATTGGCTCGCCTTGAAAAATGAGTTTCGGAATTTGATAGCCCACTAAAAGCCTTACCGTAACACCTTTTTGTTGTAGCAAAGACATTGTGACTTTATTTGGATTGTACAGCTTAATACTTGCTTTATTTGGCGTAGAGTTTCTTGACATCGTGATTTTGAAATCGACATGCAAATCCGTAAACGATTTCCCTACCGTTCCAGCGATGCCAATTTGTAAAATAACGCTTCTTCCGAAGAGAATCATGATGTAATCTCCACGAATTTGACAAGCGAATTTGGTTGGCGTTCGCCAATTTCTTCCAGAGTATAAAAAATCACCTGAAGCGTTTTGCCTAAATCCTCTTGTTTGTAGCCATCCTCTCCTTTTACGTAAAAGAAGCCACCTTCAGGGTCGCGCAAAGTTCCGGCTAGCGGTGCCCAACCAGGCGCTAAACGTTTCCCTAGCGCAAGCGGGTTATTTTCAACGTCGTATAGATCCATATACCATGATTGCGTTCGGTCTCTCCAGGTCATTCGTATATTGTACTGCGCATCGCCTAGGGTTACCGTAAAGCTATGACAGGGTATTTCTGGAAATGCTGGCAAAATCAAGCCCATTAAAGCACCCCTATGCTAGACAAAATACTGTATAAAGAGCTCTGATCTTTGGCTGCTTGGCTTGCCCCAGCCGCGCTTGTTGCCTGCTGGCCCGCGCTTTGCGCTGTAGACGCACCTGTTTTTGCAGCTTTCGCAGGGGCCGTAGGCGGGATCTGAACGGTTTGCGCGATACCAAAACGTACTTGCTTTAATTTTATATCAAAAATCCTATTTTTAGCTATATTTTTACTATAACTAAAGGATTCTATAAACATGTTTGTAAACGTGCCATCTTGCGTTGTTGTTACGTTCAATGCTTTCTTTTTGCATTCTTGTAAGAATTTTGTCGCCAAAAACACCCGCAAGGATCCTACAGCGCCTACAGTCTGATAGCGAAGCATGGGGGTTTCGGTGACCATAACTTTCAAAGAAAGCTTGATGGGTTCTTCAGCCGCATGATCCGAAGGCGAAGAACCAGTTTCTACAGGGTGTTCCGTTACTTTTACAGACTCATCATAAGATTCATCTTCAACTAAATCAAATTCAAAACTTGTTAGGTCGGGCAAACGGGTAATAATGACGCTGCTCATCGTTCACCGCCAATAAATACAGAATAAATTTGTTTTTTGCGAGACTCATCCCTTTCTTTGAAAAATCCTTCTAATTCTGTTTGGCCCATAGTTGTATTGATATTTACAATATCCCCATCCATTTTTATACTCTTTGAACCTTGAACGTTGCTTGTATTGACAATGCTTTTTGTTACAGCGCTGCCGGCTGAAAGACTGCCAAAACTTGCGCCAGCGCCTGCCGTGACAGGCTGCCCAATAAGCGCATCAGAAACAAAATTAGCTACTCCGCTAAATGAACCAACTAAAGTCTCTTTTAAAGAAGATACTTTTTCAGAAATTGTTTTTAAACCATCTGCTGCCATTTTTACGGCAGCTGCAAAAGCCCTGAAAGTATCAAGCAAAACAGGGCCTGTCTTTTTCATGGCCCCAAAAAGAAGATCGCTGACAACCCTTGCTAAACCTTTTAAAAGCGAAAAAGCTTCCGAAAGTCCGACCTGAAGAGGAAAGGTTACAATATTTACAATTGAAGCAAAAATATCATAAATAGAAGTTAAAAAGACTAGAATTTGGTTCGCTACTGTTTTATCTATACCAAAAGCCTCAAAAAACTTGCCAATTACCGATTCCCCGCCCTGAAAAAAGGTAATTAAATCGTTTATCCAGAGATATACCGTTGCAATTTGAAATACAAGACCCGCAAGAACGGCAATTACAACACCAATTGTTCCAATAAAGCTTGTCCCAAGAACCGCTCCCAAAGAAGCTATTGCCGCTGAAACCCCTAACCAAAGCGCTCTCAATCTCATTAAAATAGGGATAAATCCAAGTACAAGCGCAGCAGAGCCGCCAAGCTCCAAAAGTTTTAACCCGTTGTTATTCTCTTTCAGTTTTTTAAAGGCGCCTGTGATTTTCACACCAACAATAGTAGCAATTTCTTCTAATTTTTCGCGATTGTCTTCAATCCATTTATTCCAAAGTACAAGTTGTTCGGTTCCTTTTTCAAAAAGCGGTCCTGTTATCGTGCGAACAAATGCTTTAAAATTGTCCTTTAAGGTCGCGCTTTGAGCATCCCATGTTTTGCCCATCTCTTTTGCGGCTTCTTGAAATGAACCAAAACCACGCATTAACGTAGCCCAACGTTGGGGCTGAGTCATCGCGTTAAATTTTTCGTTAGAGACATCAATAGAACGCAAGGCTTGGGTTGCAATAGGTGTAATTCTTTCGTTGACCGATCCCGTCATTGCCTGGACAATGTCTAAAGGTGCTAATTTTAATCCTTCTTGACCGCGTAGCGCAAACCCCGCTGTAAGAACGTTTTTGGTCATTTCCAACATTTGCGTTCTGTCGACGCCAGCTTTAAATCCTGGCCCCATAAGCAAGGAAAAAGCGTCGAGATAATCCTGTAGCCCTCCAGCCCCTTGGGCTGCTGCTTTAGATAGTGCCTTCACATCTTCAGCGGCTAAAGATAACGCGCTTTTCATAGGCATTTTTGCAAGAGCATTGTATAATGATGCAATACCTACTCTTGCGTTTTGAACTTCTACCTGTACTTTTATGGCTTCTCTGGCTAAAAGCGCCATACCGCCAACGCCAACCGCAACTTTAATACCAAGCGAAGCCAAGCTTTTCATGTTATCGCTTGTTTTTCTCAACGCCTCGTCAAACCTTGCTAAATCTTTGGTTTCTGTTTTTACACCTAAAGCAACCAAAAGCTCACGGATAGTTGTTTTTCCCGCCATCAACTACCCCCTTTTGCGTTTTCAGCATGCACTCTTTCAACAAGTTCAACATGATCAAGCACAATATGCGCTTCTGTAAGGCGTTTTAAAGAAAAAGAATCCACATCTTGGGTTGAAAGTTTTAATCCAAGAACAGGTCTCCAAAATTCCCAATTAACGCCATATTTCACTGTTTCACTTAACGAGTTTTCAATAAGGGGGTCTGATTCTCCCCCTCCGCTAGATTTTTGCCTAGCCCGGATATACCGGGCATAACTAAAAAACCGTTTGCCTCCACAACCTTCCACATTGCAGCCGTTAATTCTAGATAATTTCCAGTATAAGCATCATCAAAATTCATTTCTTCGTTTAATGGCTTTTTATCGCGGAAAGTATATTTCAATAAAGAGGGAGCAAACTTAGACATATCGATTGCCGACACAGCATGTTTTAAATCAGACGCAACCGATTTTAAATCTAAGCTTGCAAAAAAAGTAAGGATTTGCTCAAGGCCGCCTTCTTGGTCTAAAGCTTTTTCTAAGCCGTCTTTTGCGCCGTCAAGAAATTTGGCGATAAAGTCTCGGCTTTTTGCGATAGTCGCAGCAATGCTCATCAATGGCTCAGCAGCGCTGGACATCAATGTCCAATACATCTGCTGGCCCTCGGTTGCAGGGTGCAGGGTCACCATGTATTTATGGTCAACCCCTTTTGCGTCTTTTAAGGTAAAATCTATAATTTCTTTCATGCTGTGTCCTCATTTTTTAGTTTAACGTACGTTTAAAGCGCCTTGGATCATGTTAGTGACCGCCGCGCCATTAGGTAGTAAAATCTTAAATTGTCGCTGAGTCGCCATTGGCCCTTTGTTGGGCACAGGCAATTCTTCAAAGGTTGCGTCTGTATCGCGTACTGTATCGCCATTGTATGGGTCAACCATCAAAAACAGATAGGGGATAGCAATCCCCAAATCCATGGATTCAAGCTGAGCTTGTGCAAAAGCAAAAAGCCTAAGATAAGAAGCTGAGCCTTCTTGTAGGGTTATTGTCGCGCGCAATCTTGGATCGGGAGTGCTGCTAATTGAAACACGCTTCCCATCCGTTGAAACCGCGCTCTGGGTTCGTTGCGGTGTCAAATATTCATATTGTACAGAATCGCCTTCAAAACCTGTGATTCGGTGTCCATTAAAAATAAATTGGACCGCTGCTAAACTATATCGCTTTGTTACCGCAATTCCGGCCATTATTCCTCCACAACCGCTGAGCGGCTAACGTTGATATTAAATACGATTGACTCAGCCCCTGTCGTGCTTTGTAACGAGACCTCAAACGTGATAGTTTTTGTGTCTGTATCGAGGGTGTAGCTGCTAATATACTGGGTCATTCCTACAAAATGACCCGCCTGTATGCCCTTCAAAACACGACCGTCTAAAATGCATTGAATTTGCCGCGCACCATCATCTGTGATTTCGATTTTTTCACCGGCCAACGCTTTGTCTAGCTCAAATTGAATTAAATCTTCATTTAACCGTATATCAAGCCAATGTTTGGTTAAAATTTCATAAGCATTTCTCCCATTTAAGGCTTTAGCATTGGGTATATAAAAATCACATGTCCCGTGTTCGTACCCTAGGTTTATATTATTTGCGATTGCAGCATCTGCTTGTGTTTGCGTCAGAGAAGCATAGGGCTCGACACCAATTGTGTATATATTCCATTGCGTAGATTGGTTGTCAGCGTTGTATGCTAGTTGATTTGATAATGCAGCAATATCGGAGGGCTGGTCATTATCATTATGATAAACGCCAAATGTGTTATTATAAGATACTATAGAAGAAAACCCTGATGGAACGCCAGAATTAAGCCAACTAGAATCATTGCCTTGAAACCAAAACATTTTTTTACGGGTTTCAATGGCGCCAGCAACTGCCGCGATAACTGTATCGGTTCTGCTATCGATGCAAAGACCAAAATAATCGGCTCCTGCATCTTCGCAAAGCCCAAGCGCAGCCTGATAAGTTTCAGGAGTACCAGCTCCAGTGTCCACTCGCCCAACCAAAATCTTTTTGGGTTTGACGGTCTGAGAAAACGCGGCTTGCAGTTTTGCAAGCGTATCCGCAGAGATAAAACCCGCGTCAAAATCATCTTCTGCAGCAGGGTAGTTGGTGTAGGTTACAAAACGGTCGCCGTCTAGGTCGTTTCCGTCAGCCTCGTCAACCAAAAGCAATACATTTCCAAAACTTGCGCGTTGCAATGGAACACTTTGAAGATATATATTGATTGTACCTAAATTATAAGTTGCTTTGGCCATCTTTTCTCCTAGGGCGTGTGGGTAATTTCAAATTCAAGAGCGTTTAGATCTGCTTCAGACAAAGGCGTTTTCTGCATAGAACCTTCGAAAACAACCTGTTCGGGGGCCACGAGCGCCTCGCCTTCGCTGTTTAGATAGTAATAAACTTCAAAATCCTGACTAAACCGCTTTTGAATTGAGGTATCAAGCAAACTGCTTAAGTCCATTGTAGATCCTAGGCGAACCATAGATAAATCAAGTTCATCTGAAATTGCACGTGTAACTGGGCTTTGTAGAGACAAACATAAGGCCGTGAGCCATTCTTCAGCATCTGCGCCAAAAGCCTGTATGTTTACCGTTGCCCTGCGTGAGCCTCTGATTTGTACCGCTGGGTTGTCGTCCTCGTCGATATAGCGAAGCTCTTGGTCTTGGCCTTCTTGAATATCGATTGAATTGATAAAAACAGCCATGTAGGGCAGGGGAGGGCGTGAGCCTTGTTCGTTGCCAACAATGATTTGCGCATCGGTGAGAGTTAAAATCTGTTTTACAAAGCTTCTTACTTGCTGAAGTATGGTTTCGCGAACTGTCATGCTTCCTCCTGCAAGCGCATGACGCGCGCCTTATAGTGAGGAAGCACACTTCTTTCTCTTTCAACCTGCATAACCTTGTACTCAACATCATCAATTAAGAGGATGTCAGCCTTGGTTCCTTCATGCTGGTTTTCAGTTTTTAATTCCGTTTTTGTGTAAATTTTCTTTTGTTCTGATTGACGCTCTCCCTCGGGTAAAATTTGGATCTCATGGTCACGCAAAGGCTGTACTGATGCAAGAATGTCCGTTTCTTCTGGATCATCAGCCGTAGGCCTACCATCTTCGCCCCAAGCATAAGCAGTCGCATATCTGCGTAAAGTAATGGTTTCTTGGCCGAGAATCATTATTTCACCTCGGCGACTTCGTAATCTATTGTTTGCCAATAACGGCCAGTATCAATAAGCGGTTTTGAACTTCCCTTTGCAGCAATCGTAGAAGGCGCGTTATCTGGTTTTATACCGGCTTTTATGCGTTTCTTTACGTCTCCAGAAACTTTTGCGCCTATTTTTTTAAACTCTTTAACAATGTTTGAGCCATTAAAAATAGCTTTAGTAACACCTTTTTGTAAGTCGTTAAGATATTCTTGACGTCCTTCATCTACCGTAGGACGATAGTGAGGACGGGCTGGGATATGCCCGTCTTCGGTTCCGAATTCCATAGCTACCGCTAAGCCTGCCAAGTTAAAGTCGCTACCCTTTACAGGCTCAACTCCTTTTTCAGCGCGAATGCCGACAAAAACTTCTTTGCCCTTGCCAAGTTTTCTTATGTCTTGGAGAAGCTTTTTGTAACCCATATCTTTGTCGGTAAAGTTAAACGGCATACTCGCCTCCAACGGCGATCACATTCGCTACAGAATCAGGACATGAGTTTCTAAGTGCAATAAACTCGCGTCCGTAGCGTGTGGTTACCAAAGATTGGTCGCCTTCTGGAATGGAGCTGCTGCTTGAACTCGATGCAGCATACTTTACGCTCAAGTCGCCTGCCTTGCGTTCTGATACCCCGCCTAGGCTTGATGCCTCTGCGCCATCGTCAAGCGCCGCTACGGTCATTAGGTGAGCCGCTAGCCATGCGCAAGCCTCTACATAGAAATCGCCAAAAGCGTCTGACGACAACCGGTTGGCGGCCATCGTCAAAAACGTACTCGCCCTTGCCTCCGTATCGGCAGTGACCAAATGCGGTGCAATTGCGGTTAGCGTTTCTAAAGATGTAGCCATTATGCAACACTCAACAGCGAGCCAATTTCTTCGATTTCTCCAGACGCAATCATGCCTTGAACGTCCTTTCGGGCTTTCATGATTTTCCATGCATCAATAGGAATTTTAATCTCAGGTTTTGGGGTATTTGGATCTACAATCATTTTATCTAAAACTGATCCAAGGATATACCGAACGCCGTTTACTGTCGGCAATTCGGTAATTCCTTTCTTTGTATTTCTAATAATTATTGTTTTATCAGAAGACATGCTAACTCCTGGTTGTTAAGGTTTAAGTTTCGTAATAGCCAATGATGTTTGCAACAGCATCGCGTTCGATAACACCGCCGGTGCTTGCAACGCAGATGGTGCGATTTTCAAGACCGTTTGTCTGCACTGGTAAAATCGTGAAAGGCAATGGATTTACGCAAGAAACGCCCATGCGGTCACCCTTAAATGCAAACATGCAATCTACACCGCCAGGACCAGCGCCAACCAATTCATCAGCAACAACAACGCTTTTCACGCAAGGGTTTTGTGCAGTGAAAAGTTCAAGAACGGTTTTATCAGTGTACGTGGTCTTTTTTGTAGCTAAATACTGATACATTTCAGTTGTGACAGCTAAAGTATTTGGTTTTTTCTTACCAAAAGTACGCGCCGCAGGAACATTTACGAAGTTATGGAGTGCTTTTAAACAGTCTTCAGCAGAAAGCGCATCATTAAACGTTACAGAGAAAAGCTTTTTGAACGAATAAGGATAGTTTAAAATACCAAAAATTTGTACGTTGTCGTCGCCTTCCCAATATTTTTTATTCAAAAATTCATTGATAACGTCACGTGCGCACCGTGCATTCTCAGCCGCTTCTGCAATGCCCGCGTAATTCATGCTTTGTTGTGTGAAAAACTCTGTTTCAAAAGAGGTCACAACATAGCGAACAGGGAACGGCTCTTCTTGCATGTTGAATTTTACAGTTGGAAATTTTTGTCCCGCGCGATGCCAAGCCGCTTCACCGTATTGGTACAAACGTTTTACGGTATGATAACGTGCGCCAACAGACACCGATTGGTCAAGATTAAACAAATTTAAAGCAGTATTATCTTTGTATTCTTCACGAATGACTTCTTGATATTTGTATTCAAGCTCACGAACCATTGCTGTAGAAGAAGCAATGTTGAACGCGTCATTTCGAACGAAAGAATCATTGCGATGCTCACGGAATCTTGAAATAGCCCCTAAACCGCCATCTTTACGGTGTAATTCAGGTGTTTTGGTCTGCGAAAAATGCATTGCTTGCGCAATTGTATTTTTAAGAGCCGAAGTAATGCGGTCGTCGCAAGAAAAACCAGTTCCAGCGTCGATAGCGATAAATTGCGTATCCATTTTATGCCCCCTCAAAGTTGATTTGAACGAGAGCAAGCGCCTCGTTTTCAGATTTTCTTAGCCAACGAGCCTTGCTTAAAGGCAATTTGACCCTGGTGCTTGAAGAATCATTGTAAAGTTTTCCAGCGTTAGATCCGCTTGTTTCTACATAAACAGCCGAGTTGTAAGTAAGGCTGGTTGCTGCTGGGAAATCTACCCAAATTTTTCCTTTTTGAAGTGCTTTAACCATCGCGTTTGCAGGGTAAACAACGTCGTTACCTTCAACCGTGAGGTTTTCTTCGTCTAGCGCTGCAATAGAAATTCCTTTTAGTGCAATTTCTAAGGATGTAAGATAAGATTTTGTGGTAGTTGGCGTAAATGTTGGGATAGACGCCCCGTCATTTGACGCACCAAATTCGATATTAAAATCAAGCCCTGCAATTTCAGCCGTAAAAGTAATGACGCCTGAAGAGCTAGAGACCAAAACCGTGTTTGCTGGCAGTAAAGCGTTTAATGCGGTTACAATAGCTGCAGCCGTAACGGTTGCGCTGGTATCGGCGCTGCATTGAACCTTATAGTTGTAGCCATTCAGCAAAACACCTACATGGTATTCTGCAGAGGCAACGTAGGTAATGGTAAGCGTGTCGACTTGAGCAGTCAAATAAGTAGATTTAGGCAAAGCACCTTTTTCATTTGCGGCGTTGGTGGCAAAGCCTGTACCCATCATTGCGCGGCCGAATGCAATTGTGTCAGCGGTCGCTGCTGCTGTTCCGGTTGCTGTCGTAAGATTTGCGTCTGAGTCAGTTACAGTAAAGCTACGACCTGGATTTAAGCCCGTGAGGGTAACCACGTTTGTACTTGACGTTGCAATACATGCAGCGCGAGCCAATGGATAATCTTCGTTAATCGCTTCTTTAATTGCGGTTGCAATCGTAGTCGTAGTCGCAGAGGTTCCAGAATTTACGGTGACTGTTTCGCCGTTTACCGATACTGTATAAGTCGTATTATCGGCTGCTGTGTCAACTGTAATCGTTGAAACTTGCTTTGTTTGATTTTTTTCATTCAAAAGCGTAATCAAGTTGTTTAAAAAGCTAGAATCGTATACTTTTCCAGTGATTGCCTCGGGGCGACGACTTGGAATAGTAGCTTGATAACTAGCGCCTGAAAAACTAGGAAATGTCATATCGACTCCTATTTAGATTTGTTAAGTTGGCGTTGAACCTGTGCTTGTTCAGCAGAAACATAGTCTTCTTTTGAGTCTTTTCGTGGTTCTTCCTTGTCAATCTTTGACCACTCAATCTCATCGTGAGCATCTTTTAAAGCAGGTGCAGATGTAATCATGTCAAAAGCTGCTTTAATGTACTCATCTGAAGCGTCTGCCTTTAAGTTTTCTTGTACAGAGGCTACAATTTCCCGTCGCAAAACGTCGTTATCTTTCTTTTCCACGTCTTGAATCTCAATTTTTCTATCAGAAATCACCTTTTCAAGAGCTTTTCGGTCATTGTAGAAAGCCATAAAACCATCAAGTTTTTCCTCGTGAGTCTCTTCTTTTTCCGGCTTTTCGTCTTCTGAATCTGTTTTTACTGGCTGTACTGCCTCTTTTAAGCCGTTTATAGCGGTTAAAATCTCGCCGTACATGCCTTTAATTGCTTCAATTTCCATCGAATCATCCTTTTTCTCTGGTTTTTCTTTTTTAAAACTTTCTTTTTGACAAGCAGAGTCAGCTCTTAGCCGTATTTGCGGGCCGCCTCTTGCAACGTCGACAATCGCTAAATGATTGTATCTACGTACTTTTTGAATGGCGTCGTATTGGCCAAATTCTGGGTGATTCCCAGGTGTAAAATCTATTTCAGCCTGATAACCAGGAGAAACCTCTGATTTTCCTCTTGTGATTGCGTCAATAGCGTCTTTTCGGCGTACGGCCATGCGAACTTTGAGCCAACCGTCTTCAGTTACAAAAATCTCTTCGCCGACGTCGCCGACTGCGTATTGCGCAACATTGTCAGGGCCAACCATTTCTTCAGGATGTTCCAGCGTTACCGGCTTGCTTGCAAGCGTTACTGAACTTTGCGCGTCTTTTAATGTTTCTTCAGGCAAAAGCTCACGAATTACGCTACCATCAGCTTGGTAGTATTCCATGATTCCAGGTTTTGCGACAAAAGCCTCACACAACAGGTAGCCCTCAGCGGTTCTACGCGCCGGCCCAAGTTCAGCTCTATCGTATCTAAAAACTGTTTTTATGTTCATGTAGTCTTGATAACAATTTTGCAAAATAAAGCTTGACTTATTGGCTTGTAAACCATATAATCTATATAGACTATGCTCACAAAATCAGGAGGGAATATGTCTGAAGTAAATATTAAGCGTATTGGAGCGCAACAATTTCAAAGCAAGTCGCGTGATATTTTAGACGCAATCACGCAAGACAAAACATGTTTCATTGTTACAAGAAATTTAAAAGAATGCGCCATCATGATTCCCTACTCTCAAGAATTTCATCAAGAATTGAATGAACAGCATAGAAAAAAAGCAATGGCAAAATGAATCACAAAATTTTACCAATAGAACTTTCTTTTGATGACTTCGATGATTCCTTTGAATTGAGGTATGAAGTAGATTTTAAAATAGAAAAATGCCTTCATGTTTTATCTTCCAAAAGCAAATTTCTTCTGTACGTTTTAGGTTGCGATGCTGTAGAAAATCTGGGTAGTGTCTCAGTTTGAATTTTAGAGTGCTCGCCTAGGGGTTGACCGGTTAGGTATTTCGATTTATGTTTAAGCCATGATTAAGAAACCGCAAAGACCTCGTGACTCAAATCAGCTCGCTAAGTTTATTACAGATGTAGCGACAGGTGAAGCTACGCTCCCTGAAGATAGGCCAAGCGGTAAGAGTCAGGCCGCTATGGAATATGGGAGACAGGGAGGTCTAAAGGGCGGGAAGATGCGGGCAGAAAAATTGTCTCCTGAAGACCGAAAAGCCATAGCCAAGAATGCTGCCGATAAACGGTGGGGGAAATAGAATAAATTAAGACAGTTTAAGCTGGTCAAAGAAAGCCGTATGTCTTTTCTTAGCGTCTTGCAAAATCTTTTCAAAGCTTAGTATTTCCAAATAAGCTTTTCTTTCACGATTAAAAGTGTAATAACCACAGCTATCAGGGAAAGGAGTCATGTTATAATTCGCAGCGAGATTTTTAATTTTTGGTGTAAGATCACATATAATATATAGAAAAAATTTCGTGTTATCTGTTATTGTTAATGGTCGGCCATCAACTTGGAAACTACCATTTTTAATTTTCTCAACGTAACCATAAACCTGGTCAACCGGATTATCATTTTCTGGGTAACTATTACGCATTGGACGTTTAAGTTCAATGATAGATATAGTATTATAAGGGTACTCTGTATCAGGCGTAACAATAAGTAAATCTGGTTCTTCATGACTGTCTATACCCACAGATTTAAATGATTTATCTGAAGCTAAAAATCTATGAAAAACGAGTCTTTCGTCAATTAACCATAAATTATGGTTCATAGTCTCGTTTGATGTAGAACGCATTGGAAAAATAATGTTATGAATTACTTCTTCTCTTGCATACTTACCCTCTGAGGATTTTTTCAAACTTTCTGATACGAATTCAAGAATAACTTTTCTTCTAATTAAATATTCGGCAAGATTCCCATATTCATTTTCTGTTATACGTTCCATAAGCTGTCTTGTCCGATCCTCTATATTTTGAGTATCCTGACTATCAAGGATAGTTTTAATATCCTGTCGTAATTCTCGTTCATAGTGATTATAGATTTTAGCCAGCTCTGTACTAATTGTATCTTTACTAGCATTTACTGAAATTTTATCTATTTCTGCTTTGCATCTATGAAGAAGAGGTTTATACTTTGGAGCCTCATTTAGGATATATTCTTCTATTCGTGTTTGTCTATTTTGAATAGCTTCCCTTGTAAAATCTACCATCTCAGTCCTTAAATGTGCAGTAATGGCATCCTGTAATGCGTCCCAACATATTATATCAAAACCAGGGTTATCTTCTTGCGTTCTTTCTGGTATAAGGAATGATGTTCGCTCGTTATTAAGCTTGTGGTCTAAGTAATCACTTTGAACATACGATAACAATATAACTTCTTGATGATTGTATGTTACCCTAGTAGGGAGAGTGGCAAGATTAATTTTATGAGTGTTAACCGCTCGACTCCCTCCGCACCATATAGAGCTATGTTTTTGGTTTTTAGTAGGTCGCATAAAAAAATTATGAACTTTGAAAACTTCATCTTTTAATTTAAAAGATGAGTCACCAAAATCATTAATACATATTTCTTCAAACAAACCTTGTAGATCAATATTTTCCTTTGTAAAATTATCTTTAACAGTAATATTTGGAGCATTCTTTAAAGCAAATCTATGCAAGAAATGCCTTAGTACACAATGTGCCATCTCAGAAGCTGACTTTTGATAAATATCTTGGTATTCTTTAATGATAGAAGCCAATTTAATTTTTGTAATACGCTGGCCATCTTGGATTTCAGTTATTTCTGCATCGACACCGTGTGGTAAACTAAAAGAAAACTTTCTTCTATAAGTTTTATCAATTTCTTTGTAATAACTATCCACATCTATTTTTCTAAAAACTTTAAGCCAAGTTAAGCGGCCTACTCCTTTGCCTCCCAATTCGGCTTTCCTTGTTGTATCGGTAGTACAAAATGCTTCAAAATTTGCCTCAATAAACCCAACACCAGTATCTTCTATTTCTATACCAATTACTTGGGGTAATTCTTCACTATCGTTCATGAGTTTTTGTGCTGTATCACGTAATATATGAATTACAATTTGACCACAACGTTCTTTTGTTTCCTCAATGGCTTGAATAGAATTACTGATCGCCTCATATACTGGAATTAATGCGTCGGATTTTTGTAGGATCAAATTGGCAACTCTTCCAACAAAATCAGCTTTCATAGAAATTTGCACTTAGTTCTCCATATTCATGAATTGAATATATTCTATTTATAACATTTAAAAAAAGCAAACAAAAAGTAGTTATTTTTCATTGCCTTAATCAACAAGGCAAGCTATATTCAAACTGAACTTAATGCTTGAGATTCGGTTGTGAATAAACTATCCCTACAAAAACGTGCTCAAATCCTACACATGTTGGTAGAAGGCAATAGTCTTCGTGCTACAAGTCGCATGGTGGATGCTTCCCTTAACACGGTTACAAAGCTACTTGTGGATGTAGGAGAAGCCTGTGGCCAATACCAATATCAAACTTTGCGCAACCTTCCCTGTAAGAATATCCAAGTCGATGAGATTTGGTCCTTTTGTTATGCCAAACAAAAGAACGTTGAAGGCGCTAAAGCGGCTGTTGAGGGTGCTGGAGACGTATGGACTTGGACTGCAATCTGCGCAGATACAAAGCTTGTTCCTTCTTGGTTTGTTGGGGGACGGGATGCGGAATACGCAGAGGCTTTTCTTTTTGATTTGGCGACCCGCTTACGTAACCGTGTGCAACTTACCAGCGATGGTCATCGCAGTTACCTCAAAGCAGTGCAAGGTGTTTTCGGCTTAGACATTGATTATGCGATGCTTATCAAATCCTATGGGGAAGCACCTGAGCAAGAGAAACGTTACAGCCCCGCTGAATGTGTCTCCATTACAAAGAAGATTGTTAGCGGAGAACCGAACCCATCCAAGGTAAGTACTAGTTACATCGAACGACAGAACCTTACTATGCGCATGGCTATGCGTCGTTTCACTCGCTTAACCAATGGCTTTAGTAAGAAGATAGAGAACCATCAACATGCTATCTCATTACATTTTATGTACTATAACTTCGGGCGCATTCACAAAGCCTTGCGTGTTACGCCTGCAATGGAGGCTGGAGTTGCCGATCATATTTGGTCTTTGGAAGAAATTGCTGCTCTGGTAAAAGATGACTTGCCAAAAAAGAGAGGACCTTATAAAATGAAGAATATTTCAAACTGAGACACTACCAAAATCTGGGTTACGAATTTAAACTTATTAGGCGAGGACATGAAATTGAAGAAACATGGCAATTTATGGCGGCCGTTGAAGAAAATGGACGGGCTTATTTTGTTTTCTTTAGGAGACTAAATAATCAAGAATAAACAATTATGTCTGCTATAGCTCAATTGGTAGAGCGCCAGGCTTTAACTTGGGGGTTGAAGGTTCGAGTCCTTTTAGCAGGCCCTTTTTAAAGGAATTAAAATGAAAAAACCACCTAGGAAATGGTACAGAACAACATATTACGACTACGACTTAGTTATTAGGCTAAAAGCCCATAGCAAAGAAGAAGCCGAAGCAAGACTGGATATGGGAATAGATTTACGCCCAGCCTTGATAAAACAAAAATTAAAAAAACAGCTTGGGAATAGTTTCGGCGAATACTTTGGCAATAAAATTCTTAAAGCTATCAAGAAATCAAGCCAATTAGGTGTTGAATTGACGGTAAAAGACAAAAACTCACCCCCGAGGTGGTTTTCGAGTCATCCTTGGGATAAAGAAGTAATCGAAGAAATTCGTAAGAGCGATAACAAAAAATTCTACGCTTTTTTAATTTATGGCGACTAAATGACATCATCTAGGGGTAGGACATAATGAGAATTATTACGCCAAAAATACTTACGAATGCTATTATCGACGGCTGGAGAGCCAGGCCTCCTTTGCCTCAGCATAGCTATACGCGCAAACAATGCGAAATGATTCGAGATTTGCTTGAAAAAGATAATCCGTCGCCTAATGAGGTAAATGATATTTTGGGCTATAATTGCGCAGAAACAAGCTGTGGCCAATGCGGTTCCCTAAATATTCCTGTTGTTCATTTTGATGAGATCGACTATAAAATCGGCGATGATGGGTATTGCGACGCCAGCATTTATATTTATATTTGTAAAAATTGTCTGTTGAAAGCGCTTCAATTGATCGGGCAGGAGTAGCCTACTTAAAAACTGGCAAAGCCACACATCTGCATTGTATGTCTTGGCCTGGATGACCTGTCGCTGGTGGTTTTGACCAGCTAAAAGTTTTTCCATCGTTTCGGCGATGGGTTGCCCTTACTCTTTCGTCGCCCGCTGTTGCCCATTCGTATTTTTTAATCCCCAAATCCTGCTGTTTTTCTTGCGTAATTAGGCCATTTAACTTGCTAATCTGGTCTCTTGCTATGAGTTTTGCCCTTGATTTACTTACCTGGTATCTTTCTTGCAATAATTTTGCAGTTACTTCTGTTGACCTGCCTATTTTTACTGATTCAGAAACAACTTGCTCAATATCGTCAAAAAACCTCTTATCTAAGGATTTAATTAAAGAAACATTTTCATCAATAAACGTTTTTGAAAGATTTTTTGATAGTTCAACTTGAATAGCGGGTATTTGTTTTTTTTCTTTTTTTGGTATTGTTTTTGTCTGGTTTTCAAGCTCTTTGATAACATGCATATTCATATTAGAAATTATTTTTTCAAGCTTTTTTTCTTCTTTTTGAATAGGATGTTTTTTCTCAAAAGCCTTTTGCGCATTTTTAACTTTTAAAGTATTTTTTAACTTTTTTTTAGAGTCTTTTATTAAATCAACTTGGCCGTTTAACAAAATTTCCAAAAAAAAATACTGTAATTTCACTCTTTTAAATAGAACTTTTATATATTCTGCTTCTATATTGTAAGGGTATACTGGCAATGGAATTTTGCTGCCCATTACGCACCGACGGTCCATTGTAGGCGTACAACTAGGTCAACAACAACCGTTGCTACCGCTGCACTATCATGACCTGAAAATATTGCAATTGCAGGCGTATCAAAATCTATATTTGAAGTGCTTGCGCTGTCCTTGTTTTGAGAATAGTCGGACAAATAAAATCCAAAAACATGATCGCTTAAAAAAACATTAGAACCACTCAAAGAATAATTGGCTATCATATTTGCATATTTCATTGTCGCGTTTGTTCCCAATGAGATCCAACCTGTGTCAGATCTAGATATTTCAGCGCCATAAACCCCGGCTGAACCTTGAGAAAGAGCAGCTGCTATCCCAGCGGCGCTAGCCGTTGGCGCTGCATTCCCTAACCAAACCCCGCATAAAGCGTCGTCATGAGCCGACCATGAAACTGCTTCAAAATCTACGCTTAAAGTACCTTTTGAAGATACATCTAAAGCTAAAGGTATATTGCCGGTTCCGTCAAGTTTCCAGACCCATCTTTGCGCTTCTGAAGGTTTTGCGGCCGTCATACTGCCAGCGGGTAGCGAAATACCGCTGGCGCTAACCGTGGCCCCAACTGATTCTGGATCCGCCGTAGAATCAGGGGCATATTGTTCGCTGCCTCTTTGCCAGATTGTTTTTTCAAGATCAAGCGCATACTCAAACGATGCCCGCATACCATCGTTTGTAGGGAAAAATGCTATTTGAACCCCATAAAAAATCTGTCCCATGGAAGCGCCAGCCGCAGGTCTGCCTACAAAAACCTCAGGGCGTGGCATTATGTCCTCTCGATTAAATATTCGGTTGTAATAACGTTATTTGTTCCTGTGTCCGGCACGCTACGGTGGTACAAAACACCGGCGCAATCAAAGTCTGCGCCGGTTAAACCCGGCATAAAGTCGATGGTGGTTTTATCATCATCGTCAGAGGTCCATTCAGTAATAACATTTACCCCGCCAGGGTCTGTTGCAGTTCCTAAAACGGGGTTAATCTTTGTGGCATCGCCAGAAGATAGCAAGCTTTTTACACGCAGAACTTTACCGTTGCGTGGCATACGACGCATCACGACCTCGTCGGTACTTGAACAGTCAGTCTCTTCTATGGTGACTTTCAGGCGCTTTGGGCTTAGTGGTTTGTATGTAATTGTTGAAGCGTAAGCCATTATCTACTCGTCAAGAATTAAGGGGTCGATATTATCTACAATCCACTTAGTTCCTAATGTACCAGCGGTATCATAGAAATCGTAAATCACTAATCTATCAGTCGTATCAACTGCTCGTATTGCATCGAAAAATACGAATGGATCTTCGCAGGTCCAGTAGCCTAGCACATGCGCGGCATCTAGTTCCATTGCGAAATAATCCTCATAGCTATAAGCCACAAATTGTGCGACTTCAGCATATTCGGTTTCAAAGCATGGATTATCGATTGCTAACATTTTTTCTCCTGTTGTTTAGTCGGAACGCTCAGGCCCCAGATGGTCGTACAACCATTCAGTTCCTGGCGTTCCTTCTTCGTTTATATCGTAGATTGCAAGCCTAGTCGTTGTATCAACTGCTCGTATCGCATCAAAAAATGTAAAAACATTTTCGCTGTTTGCCTCTTCGCAAATCCAGTATCCAAAACAATTCTCTTCAGTCAATCGCATATCTTTGCGATCAATGTATTGGTAAGCCACAAGCTTTGTAGTACCACTTTCAAATTCAGTTGCAAAAAATTCATTTTCAATACTCAGCATTGTATCTCCTAAGCCGCAAGCTCATAACTGCGTGCATCATAACGCGTCCAAAGCAGACCACGATTTGCAGAAACCAAGGGTTGTCCACCCATTATCATGAATACGTTTTGCGTTGTCGTAAACGATAGAGAACCGGCGATGCTGGTTCCATTGATTGTTACCCATGCACCTGCGCTATCCATGTATAATGTGATGTCATATACTGTGTCGACAGCCACAGTTACACCTGTATCTACGACCGTAACTGCTCCACCACCGGAACGTAAAACGAGTTTCCAGGTGGTATCCCCCGCTGCCGTTGAATAGCGAATACCAGCATAGGTGTTGGCTCCAGTTGTATCGTTTCCTAAAATGCCGACGTTGTCCGTATATGCGACCCATAATCTAGTGCTGCTGATGTCACTATAGGTTTTAACAACAGTCCGCCAAACAGGTTTATGCGCCACAAGAAAAATATCGGTTTCGTTGTTGCTCCATCCAAAACTTGTCCCACTAACGTTTGCTGTCCGTTGTTGCCATGTTTGATTATCCGCAATAACCCGCGCCCCAGTTCCCAGGTTAGTCAGACCATTCCCAATGGTGTTTAAGCCTGTGCCGTGCGCCAACGCGCCATACATTTTGCCATGTATGTATGACAAGAGTGGTATTCGGGTGCTCATAGCGCCCCCATCGCCCGAACTATAGGCACTCGGTATCAGAACTGGAGCCCTGTGGAGACCCCCACCAATGCCTTTAATATTGCCATCCCTGGCAATAAAGTTTTTATCATTGATAACGTCTGCTGCAACACCGTTAATTTTGGCCACCGTAGGACCAGGATAAGTGCCTGATAAATCTCCACTTGCAGAACCGGTTGGCGGGCGGCTATCTGCTAGACGGCTATCTGTGGCGTTTACAGCTTTTGAAGACGACACTTCTCCGGACGTCGCAAGTTGCACCTTGCCTTTTGTAGAAGTTGTCGCATCGGAAACCCACGTATCAATTTTGCCGCTGCCATCTGCAATCACGATTTTGTTTGCTGAAGCCGTAGCGGTGGCATTCGCAGGATTCTCTGTGACTAAGCTTGACGAGTTGAGAGACGGGTATCCATTCGCTCCCCCTTTTTCGCTCTCCTTTTGATACCCAGTGTGTGGGTCTGATGCAATAACATGCGCAGCTACGGCAGCGGCAATCGCGGCTGTTACGTCACTCTCTAATTCAGCAGTAGATTTACGAGGTCTCATGGCTGCCTCTCAATAAAATATCTGGTTGTAATATCGTTGTTAGAACCAGCGTCTGGCCTAGATCGATGGTATAATGCCCCTGTTTTGCTGTAATAAACGGCCTCTAAACCTTGTTCATCTACAATTTCTACGTCTGTATCTGTCGTCTCATATTCAAAAACGATGTCAATTTGACCCGCCTCTGTTTCTGTTTTTGTGGATAGAATAGGGTTAATATGAACAGCAGACCCCGCTTCTAAAACGCAAACTGCCCTGATAATCTTCCCTTGGGCAGGCAAGCCTGTAATTTCTACCTCTTCGTCTGTACAATCAGTTTCGATAATGTCAACTATCCAGGTATTTTCTGTAATTTTTGTCACTTTTGGAACTGGGTTATTATAAGCCATTCGCATCCTCCGGCTGGTTTTCATTTTGAGAAGAAATATCGTTATAAGCTGATTTTATATTGTCTAATTCTGCTTTTAAATCTTCAGAATCAAGGTCTTGCAAGGTGATTTGGTCCTGATAGCCTGTTTCACCAAAGCGCGAGCGTGCCTCTTCAGGCATAATAATTCCTTTTTCAACCCGAATTGCGTCTGTTTCCGCATGAATTTTTTGAATTTTGGCAATTTCCTCTTGATTTGGCTCGTAAATCGAGTTGAATTTTATCTCGTATTTTTTTGGAATAACGCCCTTAAATGGACCCTTTTTAGCTGCAAAAATCATGTCATAAAGACGATAAAGTTGCGGCGCAAGGCTTAAAGATTGGCCTGCTGATATGATCGCGTTCCAGTTTTGCTCCTGGCTCTTGTTGTCTGTATTAAGTCCAGAAGGCGGTTCGCCGTAAAGCTTGGCTTGCGGTATGGCGAAGGCCGCGCTAAGCGATTGCGCAGCCCTATCAGCTAAATCTGCAAACCCTGCGACCGGTACCTGTCTGGTATCGTATGTCTCGCCTGGGCCTAAGACGATTGCGTTAATTAAGCTTTTTGCTTTCATAAATGCTTTTAAACGTAAATTGAACGCTTCTTTTTGCGCTGATGTTGCAAACCCTTTAAGTTCAGGAATTGAGATAACGTCTTGCTTAAATTCCTGGATCAAATGGGCTATCATTTGGTCGATAGACGTTTTTATATTGATATTGTTTAACGCAGCCTCAAGTTTTGACGGGCCAAACCCGTTCAATTCAGGCTTTCTATCTTTAGAAACTGATTGACCTTCAAAATAAATCAATCGAGATGCATGAACCTTTAGAGAGGTACCCATACCAGCTACAGATAGATTGATTTGCCAGATTAAAGGGTCTTTAAACGTTGGAGAACTTATGCTTCGGTCCCAATCGACCGGAGAAGCTTCTTCCGGAACAACGCCGACAAGATTATCTATCGATTTGATATTGTTTAAATCAAGAGGCATCCATAATTCAGTTGGTCTAATCTCTTTTATGACAGGATAAACCAAATATCCGCCGTATAGAAAGCTCCATTTTAAAGCCTCCATTGCGCAAAACTGAACATTTAAACGCTTATTTTCTTCGGCCATCGCGTCTTCGCCTTCGCCTTCAGGCAAAACCGACCAACCCTTTCTCGCCATGTCATTAGACATCAAATCAATATATCGTCTACAATAGGCATTTTGTTCATACAAAACGTCTAATTCTTGTCTTGAAAGCTGTCTACGACGCACGATTTGCCAGGCCTGGCCTTTATCGTAGTCGCCGCCTAAACCAGATAGCGCGTTTTCAATGCTATCCATACGCTCTGACGCTTTAATATAGGCTTGCCTCGCAGGATTTAGAAAATTATCCAACCGCGTTGCAATTTGATTTCTGATTTGTTCTGTTATAGCCATGCAATAGCGTAGCAAGATAGCATAAAAAAACCAGTTTCAGTCATATAATCTATATAGTTTATTAGTCGTCGCCGAGAGCCCATCCCCATTGCGCCATAACGCTTCCTGTTGCGTCTAGCTCCATCCAGTAGATTTCAGCTTGACTTTCAGCGTCAATCGTATCATCGTGCATTCCGCCCCCTCCAAAAGCTAGCCTTTCTGAAATATAAACCTGCTTCCAAGTGGCATATCTATCTAAAGGCAAGAAAATATTGCCGCTACGATAAAGGGGTATGCTTCCAACTTGCGCTCTTTCAACCTTATTTTTTGTACCAGGGTTAAATGGAACAATACCTGGTATTTCATGCTTTAAATCATCGATAAGCGCTGATCCATTGGCTTTGTCTTCGATCAGTTTTACCCTAGCCAAGGGATGTTTTTTGCACATCATTTTAAAAGCTTCTTTAAACGTAGGGTAATCGACTTGTTCGCGATACAAATCAAGCACAAAACGGTCCGCTCCTTTTCTTCCACGCGCTTCGATAACTGCGTAATCGTGATTTTTTCCACCTTTAAAACTACAATCTACAGTAAGGATTACCTCATCAAGTTTTGGCGCAAGAAGCCAAGGCGCTTCTTCGTAAACATGGCGCAACCACTCACTTTTCCAATATACACCCTCTCCAGGTATGGGGAGCTGCTGAAATTGACCGGACCAGGTAAGCGGATCTGCTTTAAAACGCGCGAGAACATCGCACGGGAACCTCTCTGGGGATAGAAGCTCGCCAGGAACTGTTCTAGGGTCGTCTGGAGACACATAGGGATGATTAGGGTCATATTCTGCTGGCAGGACAAGATGTTTTACGCCTGCCTCGATTAGTTTTCCTGACAAATCTTCTATACCTAGCCTTTGCATAATTGTTACGCGCCAACTTCTTTTTTGGTCATTTAATCGGCTGGCTAAAGACCCACGGTAAAGCGTCCATGGTTCAAGCATTCTTCGCTGTATCTGTTCTGGACTGCCCAGCAAAGCATCTTTTGCGTCATGAGGGTCATCAATAATGATTCCATCTGCTCCTTGCCCCGTAATCTTGCCCATAATTGGCTTTGATATACGGTAACCGCCTTTTGTATTTTTGTAATTGATTTTCTGGTTCTGATCTTCTGTTAAAGACCATAAGATGCTACCATTTCCGCAATACGTAAGCAGATTATGATACCATTCGCTTGTAATAAGGTCGCGCATGGCTAGGTTATCGCGTACCGCTATGTCCTCAGCATGAGACAGCGCAATATACCGCAAAGATGGATTGCTTACCCACTGCCATGCTGGCCACATTACAGATACAAGCGTACTTTTGCTATGACGCGGTGGGATATTGATAACAAGTTCTGTGATTTCCCCGCGAGTAACCCTTTCCAGGTACTTGCAAATAACCGACATATACGGCGACCAAATAAGCTTTCTGCCTGGCTCTACAATATGCCAAGCTTGCTTTACAAAGTCTTCAAGGTTACGCCTTGCGAGCTCAAGTTTTGCTGATACCCTGACCGCCGCCCAATCGATATTCTGTTTTTGCTGTGCCATCTAATCGATGGGTATCATTTTTTATTGTTTTGTCATTAGATAGCTGGTTATGGTTTATATAGTCTATATGCGGTTATAGTCTTAAAACTTTGCCTTAGATATTCTATTTTAAATTCATCAAAACCAATAGGACGAATATGTTCGTGAGGCTCAAGTATAATCCGTGGTCCTGTGTCAAAAATTTTTTGAAGCATTTCTACTCTGGTTTTAAATGCTAATGGAGATAGATCAAAAAGTTTAATAGGATTTATAATACGCTTTCTCCGTTCTATTCTGCGCTGGTGGCTGTTCATGTTTTGCCCATCTTTCTCTCTAGGTCTTTTAAAAGGTTGTCTTGGAATTGTTCTGGGGTAATATCCTCTTTAAGAAAGAGGACAGGACCAGGATTCAAGCCATGTTTTCGGTATATGTCAGGGTCAATATAAGCTATGGCGCCAGCATTCGCTAAAGCAGCGCCAAGACCGATTGCGTTCTCAATCGTTATCTGTTCGAGAGGTTTGTGGCTGTTCATAGGTTTATCTATCCATTTCATTTATACTCCTTGTTTAAAAGCGCATAGGTAGCTGGATTTGAACCAACGTACTTCAGGCAGTATCCTAGGCCCTCCCGAACCGCTAAACCTCTCGCGTATACCCATGCATAAAATTATCATCAATCCTCCAAAATCCTGAATCTTCCGGTTCCAACAAAAGTTATCTTTCCTTCTTCCTTTATCGCATCCGCAAATCATAACCGACATCGCACGCATACGAGTATTTAACTTTTCTAACTCTTCTTCCATTTCAGGAATAAGGGCTGCTTGCCATTTATAAGTTTCGATTTGTTTTTTTAATACCGATTTCCGATATTCCAAAAAATGGTATTCACAAAAGAAGGTTTTACCATAATGCTCTTCAATAGCAGGCTTGTCACATTTGCAGCATTTATGGTTCATCTTACTCCTTCTCCTCTGCCAAAGCCCTCAGCTGTTCTGGCGACATGCCCGATAGGTCAGCGTATTGCAACGGCTTGGGTGTGCTTAACTCAATTTTTGTTTGCATTAAACCAAGTAGCTCAGCTTTTATACGAAGAGTTGTAGCAGCAGGCCCGTATTTTTTATCGGCCAAAGCCTTGGCGTAAGTCTCATTTAATTGCAATAAAATTTCTTCTCTTGAATTTTCAGCATATTCCGAGAACCTGCTTGACCTTTTCTTTATCCATACTTCCTTAAGCATTCTAACGTATCTATCGGTAACACCCCAATTATCAGCAAGTTCTTTTTGGATAGAATAATTCCAACCTCGCTGCGCGATCACGCGTTCCAAAAGCATTATTCGTTTTCGCATGGTGATTTTATCTGCTCTAAGATCTAAAGTCTTTTTCCCTTCCAATATTGCTCTCCGAATACAGGACAAACTACATTTTCATTTCATGATTATCATATTATCCCATTGTGCGCAACGTTTTAATAGTCAAAGCTTTGTTTTAACTGTGTGCACATTATTAAAATATAATTACAACCAATATAAAATAGACTTTCTTTAAAGTAAGCAATATAAGGTTTAAATCTTAATCTTATATAAATAATCATGATTTATATTAAGGCTCAATAAAAGTCAAATCAACCACTAGTTTATAATGTAATTTCATCCATACTTTGACATTTTGTCAATTTTGGAAGCTAACGGAAATGTAGTTTAAATAATATTTTATTAAATAATAATGTTGCAATGCCGATAGTTATCTGTTATAACATACGAACAAACCAAAAGGAGACAGCATGATAAAAAAGACGACAGGAATCGAATGGACAGACAAGACATGGAATCCGACAACAGGATGTCATAAAGTTTCGGCAGGTTGCAAGTTTTGCTACGCGGAAACGTTGGCTGCCAGACTTACAGCGATGGGTAACCCACGCTACAAGAATGGTTTTAATCCAACTATGCATCCCGACAAAGTTCGCGAGCCTGTTAATTGGAAGAAGCCAGCTTGGATTTTTGTAAATTCGATGAGTGACTTGCTACACAAAGAGTTTCCTGACGAATTCATTATGGATTGCTTTGATACAATGGCAAAGTGGGCACCGCATCACACATATCAAATATTAACAAAACGGGCCGAGAGATGGCCTTCTATTTCAGAACTTGTCATGAGCCGATACGGTAAATGGCCTAGAAATATTTTGCCTGGTGTTAGCGTCGAGAATCAGCGTGATGGGCTGCCCCGAATTGATTTGCTAGGTAAAGTTGGCGACGAGCACACTATCCGAATGCTTAGTGTTGAGCCATTGCTTGAATCGTTAGGAGATTCCGTTGATTTGAACTATCGTTTATCAAGAAACCATATAGGATGGGTCATTAGCGGTGGTGAAGCTGGCTTCAAAGCCAGACCTGCCGACCTTAACTGGTTTCGCGAAGTAAGGGATGCCTGCGGCCTTGCGGGCGTTCCATTTTTTCACAAGCAGCACGGTGGACAAGGTGTTACAAAAAAGGACAAACGAGGAGACAAATATGCTATACTTGATGGTCAGATATACCACGAGATGCCATTATTTGTTTGATAATGGCGTGATTTTAAGCAGATGAAGAACCATGCGTTTATCTGCCACAGAGCGAACCCATTCGTATTTTAGGCCAGCATTAGCACACCATTCGTTAAGCCTGGCCTCTGCATGTTGCTTATAGACATTTGCTGGCATATCTTGCTTTTTGATTTTTTTATCTGGAACAAGAGCTCTGCAAGGAGCTGCAAGCGATGCACGGCGCATATATCCGTCTGTGAGAATGAGCCATGTTGGGTTTGCCCTTAGGCGTTCCGATTCAAACCAGGTGCGAACAAAAGGCCATGGAGAGCCGTAAGCGTCAATGTCAACAATATCGTAAGGGAAGTCCCCTCCGATGCCAGCCCAAAGTGCACGCTCTGAATCTGCTTTATATACTGCCCAGTTTTGCCTTTCTTTCGAAGCGTCTCGCACTTTTACTGGGTCTTTATCCATTGTAAGGCCTCGTCGGGCCTCTGACCACAAAGCACGATACATGCCGCCTTCACCCGCAAAAGCTTCTAGAACTGTGGCTGCTGGACCCACCAGTTCGAAAACCCATCGCCTTAGTTTTGTTTTTGCAATTTTTGACCCGTTATCCGCCATGACTTTCTCCAAGATATTTTTGGCAGATAGCTTCAAGAGCTTGACCCCGTGTAGAAAGAAAATTTTGTTCTTGCGCTAGACGCAAAGCACGCTCTACCACAAAAGATTGCTCTACGTTTATTGTAATATCTACCGTCACTCTCGATGACTCAGGTTTTTTCTTTTCTCCAGTCAGGCCGCCCCAAGAGAAGTCTTCCAGCGGTGAAACTATGTTTTCGAGCTCATGCTCAGAAAATAACTTGCTTATAAACTCATCATTTTCTATTTGCGTTAAAATTGACGACAAGGCGCTTTCATCCCATTCCGCTAATTCTCCTACGCGGTTGAGCGCTAGAGCCAGCTTAACAGCACTTTCATCGCTAATGTCAATTTCGCTTATCCAAACTTCTTTTTCGCCTATTTTTTTAATTCTTCAAGTCTAGCGTTGCCCCCTAAGACCCGATTTGTGCCTTTTTGGACCACCAAGGCTTCTACTTGGTCAAATTCCTTTAAAGACGCCCGAATAGCCTCTCGGTTCCGGTCTGGATGCTTTCTTAAATTTTCATGATCTAAAACAAGGCTATCTATTTTTACTTTTTTAAAATTAATTTTCATCGTCTTTACCCCACAATAAGCATAATCCAAAAAAATCTATAGCTTGTCGTCGTTGCACTCTAAGATAATCATTTTTATTTAGGTTTTTGCTAAGTTTTATTTTTATCATCTACACTCCGTCTTTAATTATTCATATCACTTCATCATTTAACTTGCTTGGCCTTCCGCCCGGGTGCTTTTGTTCTTCGCTTGCCAAAACTGGCTTACTCATCACTGCCTCCTTTATCTTGCCGAATCGTCTGTAAAATTTGTGCCATATCTTTGTACACATCGGCCTGCCAATGAATAGCCTCTTGCAACTTCAGAACGGTCATCTTGTGTTTATCCAAATCTGGCGATCGTCTAACATTGATGTCATTAGCAACTTCTTCATATACAAGTTTCATAAACTCAAGCATATCAATCGCTGCAATGCGGTTGGCCTGAAACCTGAAGGTCACCGTCATCGACCCCTCTTCAATCTTAATTAAATCCCTAGCTCTTTCGGGCATTTTGCTCCATGCAACTTTTAGCAAGGGCACCCTGTCTTCTTTTTTCATCCCTTCCTCCGCACATTTTCGTAAGTTTTATCTACTATAGTTGAAAACCTATCTCTGCTCCATTCGTCCTCTGTCAACTTGGCGGCCAGATAGCCTATAGCCTTGCGTTTATGGATTCTAAATAAAAACCTACCTTTTAAAAAGAAAAGATCGACCTCTATTCTTTCAATTAGCTTTACTATAAATCTATCTATTTTATCCATTAACCCTCCATTATAGATATAACAGCATGTAAAATGAGATTCAAGGGTAGTTTTAGTTTATTCATGGTTTACCCCATAATTTTTTGTATTTTTGTGTTTTCTCAATAAACGTTATTTTAGCCTGGTCTATCATGATTTTTATGATAATATCTAGCTTTTCATAGGTTATATTTAATTCATTTTTTAGTTCGTAGGCCGATAAATCATTCTTCCGAAGCAAATTATCAATCTCTCTTTCAAGATTGCGCTTTTGCCTTGACTTTTTCTCATCTTTGACCTTGCCAAATAAACCAATCATTTTATCTCCATATCTTTAACCTTTTTATAAGCCTGTTTAATCGTCAAATTCGGATTAAGCGCCATCATATCTTTAGCTACCCTCATCCTTGAATTCATCTTTAAAAACGATAGTTCTAACTGTTCTTCTGACCGATAGCCCATGATTTCGCCATATCTAAAAACAGCTAAAACAAGGTCACCGTATTCTTTTCTGCGTTCTTCCTCATTTTTAGCTGTTTGTATCTCAAAAAGCTCTTCATGAATCTTGTCAAAATGCCATTTAGGACTACCAAATTCTCTAGTCATTTTTAACCTCTGACATTTCTCTTGCGTAAGAACGGCATTGGCCCACAACTTCCGCCCAATCGTTGTACCTGGTTTCTTTGGGACCGCTAGGCAGCATAGTCATACATGATTCAAAAGCCTGTTTTTGCAATTCTCTGTCGTAAACTATAGGGGGGTCATGCGGGAAACGCCATAGCAAAAATTCAACAAAACCCCATAAAACAGCCATCAAAGCAAAAAATGCGACCATAGTCGGCATTGGTCCAATCATGTACTTCATTTCCCCACCTTTTTCGCGGAATCACGAAATTGGCTGTTTTTCGCCAAATTCTCCAGCCAAGCCATATTTTCACGATTTACATAGTCATAACATGCTTTGTCACTTGGTTTTAGGTGAACATAAACCTGCTTAGCTGGCCTACAGAAAGCAAGCAGGTAAATACAAGCCGTAAGCTCGGCTATGATAAGTAAGGTTAAAGCTTTTTTAATCATGCTCCCCTCCTAAGGCAATACCCA